AATCATTAAGACCAAATGTAACAGATGCAGATTTTATGGATAACATAATTGTGCAAAACAATTCAGATGGTAATGGAGATTTTATAGCTTCATGGAATCACCCAACTGAAACACAACCAACAGCAGAAGAATTAGAATAAACAAAAGAGATAAACAAAAATGGTAACAAGAGCATTTAAAAACGCAACAAACTTTGAGAAAAGAAAGACTACTAAACCACTTATCATCAATGGTGATATGGCAGTAGCACAAAGGTCAACAAGTGTTGCAAGTATTACAAGTAGCACCTATCATACAGTAGATAGATTTAAAACTCTCATAAGTAGTCTTGGAACATGGACTTTAAGTCAATCAACAGATGTACCAACAGGTCAAGGTTTTTCAAATAGTTTAAAATGGGACTGTACTACAGCAAATGCAAGTCCTAGTGCAGGTAATTATTTAGCACATCAACATAAAATAGAAGGTCAAAACTTACAAATGTTAAAAAAAGGTACATCTAGTGCTGAATCATTTACTTTTTCATTCTGGGTTAAGTCTAACAAAACAGGAACATATAATGTTGAGATGTTAGATAAAGATAATTCAAGAATGATTATTAAACAATATACTATAGATAGTGCAAATACTTGGGAGAAAAAAGTATTATCTTTTGCAGGTGATACAACAGGTGCATTTGATAATGATAATGCAGTTAGTTTAGAAATTAATATGTGGTTAGGTTCAGGAAGCGATTACTCATCAGGTACAGCTCAAACATCTTGGGGTACACAAACAAATGCAAATAGAGCAGTAGGAAATGTAAACTTAGCAGACAGCACAGACAATGATTGGTACATAACAGGAGTACAATTAGAAGTAGGCGAGTATAACTCAGACACAATACCACCATTTCAACACGAAACTTATATTGAAAATGTAGAAAGATGTTGGAGATATTATGAAGAATTGAGTGGTGTTACTGGTACAAACGTAATCGGACAAGGATTTATGTCTGACGGCTCTAGTAGAGCTGCAACGCTAATACAATTCCATTCAAAAAGAGCAACACCAACAATTACATCAAGTGCTGCTGGAACATTTACAGGTAGCCAAGGTGTAGTAAGTGGTGGAGCAGCTACAGGTTTTATTGTAAAAGCTTGGAGTAACTTTACAGCTGCTAATTCAGGTGTTGCAGCTGGAGCAGCTCATGTTCATTTAGATACCTCTGGTCATTCAGGTTTAACTGATGGTCAAATTTGTAGAATGGCACAAACAAGTGGAACAACAGCATTTATGATAGCGGATGCAGAATTGTAAGGAGTAAATTATGGCTATAATATATAAAAAATTAAATTATCCACCAGAAATAGAAAGTGGCGGTTTAAGAACAGATTATATTTGCAAAGTAGTAACAGATGATTCTGATAATGTTATATCAGATAGTTGGATACCTACTACAACTGAAAACTTAGATTATGTTGAATATCAAAAATGGGTAGCAGAAGGCAATACTATACAAGAGGCCGATTAAATGGCCGCAATTGCTAATCTTAAAATTGACCAAGGTGCAACCTTTTCAACAGACATTACTGTAAAAGATAATGACGGTAGTGCTTTTGATTTAACAGGATATACTGTAGCTGCAAAGATGGCTCTTGGATATTCTTCAACACGCTCAAGAACAAACTTCACAACAACAGTAGCCTCTGACGCTACAACAGGCGTTGTAACACTTTCATTAAACGCAGACCAAACATCAAATTTGGATGCTCCTGCTAGATATGTTTATGATGTTGAAATTACAAAGTCTTCAGATAGCACGGTAACAAGAGTAATACAAGGGATTATAACAATTAATCCTAATGTTACTACTTAAATATTAAAAAATCTATCATTTTACAATACATTCTTCTTATAAATATTACAGAAGAAGGAGAGAAATATTAATATGGCAATCACAGCTGTTATCAATTCATCAACAAGTAACACAGGTCCTAAAAGAGTATCTGTAACACTTCCAAGTGCTCAGTTGGCAAACACTCTAGCTGCACTTAATGATGTAGACTTATCTTCTTTATCAAACGGAGCCTTGTTACAATATGAATCTAGTACAGGTAAATTTGTAGCAAGAACAGAATTAGCAACAACAGAACAAGGACTTCTTACCTTTAATGGTGGGAACTTCTAATAAAATAACAAAGAGAGATAGAAAATGGCAACAGTAATTAAAATTAAAAGGTCGTCCGGTACTTCTGCTCCCTCAGCCCTCGCTCAAGGTGAATTAGCCTTAACATACGGCACAGGAACACAAGGCAATAACGGAGACCGATTATTCATTGGAACCGGCACAGAGACAGCCGGCGAAGCTGCAAATATTGATATTATTGGCGGTAAATATTTTGCAGACTTAAACGACCACGCACACGGTACATTAACTGCTTCTTCTACTATAATTGTAGATTCAAACAAAGCAATAGATGAGTTATTTATAGGTAATGCTACTGCTACAGGTGGTACTTTAAAATTAAACGAAGGTACTGATAACGGCACAAATTTTGTAGGACTTAAAGCTGCAAACAATATTGCTTCAAGTTTAACTCTTACATTGCCTAGCGCAGACGGTACAAACGGACAAGCATTAAAAACAGATGGTTCAGGAAACTTATCATTTGGTGATGTTTCATCATCATTTACATTAGCTGCTGATTCAGGTTCTAATGATACCTTTAGTATGGGTACATTGACTTTCACAGGTGGTGAAGGTATTGATACAACAGTTTCAGATGATACAATAACTATTGCGGCTGAATTAGCAACAGAAACTAACGCTGGTGTTGCAACATTTGATGGTACAGACTTTACAGTAACTTCAGGTGATGTAACTTTAAATGCTGAAAGAATACAAGATATTGCTGGTGCAATGTTCGGTTCAAATACTGAAACATTAATTACAGCAACATATCAAGACGCTGATGGAACAATTGACCTTGTAGTAGATAATGATTTATCAAATTACGATAATACAACATCTGCTTTTATAACAGCAAGTTCTACAAGCACACTAACAAACAAAACATTTGACGCTAACGGAACAGGCAACTCAATATCAAATATTGAAGTTGCAGATTTAGCTTCTGGTGTATTAGATACAGACATTTCTACTGTATCTGCTTCAGATGATACACTTGCTTCTGCTAAAGCAATTAAAACTTATGTAGATTCACAAGTAACAGCTCAAGACTTAGACTTTCAAGGTGATACAGGTGGTGCATTATCTATTGACCTAGATAGTGAAACACTAACCTTTACTGGTGGTACAGGTATAGATACAAGTGGTAGTGGTAATGCTGTTACATTTGCGATTGATTCAACTGTTGCAACTTTATCAGGCACACAAACACTAACTAATAAAACAATCAATAGTGCGTCAAATACTATAACGATTACAGAATCAAACATATCTGATTTAGGAGCTTACATTACTGCAAGTTCAACTGATACTCTAACTAATAAATCAGGAAGTAACAGTCAATGGACTAATGACGCAGGATATATTACAGCTTCATCTACAGATACACTTACCAATAAATCAGGTAATATTAGTCAATGGACAAATGATTCAGCTTATTTAACTGGCAACCAAACCATAACATTAAGTGGTGATGCTAGTGGTAGTGGCACAACAGCTATTACAGTTACAGTTGCAGATGATTCGCACAACCATATCATATCTAATGTTGATGGATTACAAACAGCATTAGATGGCAAAGTACCACAAACATCAACAACAGGCAGTGCTGAAATTCCTGCAGGTACAACAGGTGAAAGAGATGGCTCACCTAGTGCAGGTTATTTAAGATTTAATACAACTGATTCATCATTTGAGGGCTACGATGGTAGTGCTTGGGGTGCAATCGGTGGTGGTGGAGGAGCATCAGCAGGTGGTGCTATCTATGAAAACTCAGATGATATAACATCTGACTATACAATAACATCAGGTAAAAATGGATTTTCAGTTGGACCAATGACTATAGCAAGTGGTGTAACAGTAACAGTTCCTAGTGGACAAAGGTGGGTGATACTATGACATGTAAGATTAATGCCGATACAACTAATGGATT